ACCGCATTGCTTCCCGGTAATCCGTATTGATAGGATATCGTTTGCCGTTGATTTCCGCCGTTGTCGGATAGGTCACTTCAACACGCCCTCATCCTTTTTGGAGTATTTCGCCTTGATTCGGTTCTTGATGTCCTCGTTCCGAATGCCCATCTTTTCGATATGGGGTTCAAGAGCATCAAAAAGATCGCTCCACATCTCAAGATAGTTGCGGTCGCCAAACACCTTTTGACAGCCGCCCTCGCCAAGGAAGTTGTCCATCGCCTTTCGCATATCCTTAAAGGATTTGTCCCACGCTTTGAGAAGTTTCTCTTCGCCCTTGGTCAGCAAGCCAACCTTTTCGGAATCACTCGCGTCTTTGTCTTTTAGTGCGATCTGGCCTTCAAGCCATCGCAGAGACTTCTCTACTTCCAAATAGGCTTTGTTGAATCGCATGGGGAGAGAGATGTCCACGAGGTCAAATTCGATGGTTTCCCCAGCGTCATTGACTTCGATGATGTATGTGTCTTTCTTTTCAATTCTCAAAGATTCCATCGTTTACCTCCGAAAAAAAGGGGAGCGTTGCGCCCCCCTCAAATGTTTCAAGCGTCCTCGGTAAAAGTGACCGTTCCGTTGGAAATGGAAGCAGTACCCTTTACAGGGTCGCCCATGAAGTTGACGGTAAAGTTGAGGGGCAAAGAGCCGCCAGCCTCGCCGCCAAACTCGTCGATCTGAACGGAAACGTGCTGTTTCTCAGCTTCAAAGCTGGAAGACCCATCTTCTGCCGTGTACATATACACAAGCAGAATATCGGTTTCTGCATCTGCTCCGATTGCGCGTTCTCGCCGCAGACTGTCCACAAACTCAAAGATGGGTTCACCCTTGTAAGTGGTCATGGTGCCGTCCATCGTGGGAGCGTAACGGTCAATCATGGTGGTGGAGCTGTCCTCGTCAATGTACTGCTCCGTGGTAGTTTCGGGGTTGTAGGAAACGGTTTGAGAGGTGATACCCTTACCAAACCGCGCCCAAACGGGAGAAGTAGTACCGGGCGCGGTGTTCATAAAAGCCGCAAACTTACTTCTCTTGTTTTTAATGTAAGCGTCTGCCATTTTTTGCCTCCTATCGGTCAAACTCGTTAGTGTATTTCGTTGTTAACTGGATCGCCCAATCCTCTGTCCTGTCCTCTGTGACGCTATCCAGATAGGCGGGTGTCTGCCGGGAAATATTGATAATCTCACGGCTACCGACAGCGGGATAGTCGTCAAGCGTGTAGTCAACGCCGTTCAAGGTCACAGGCTGGCCCTCCAGCCATCTGCCCAAATCGTCAAGCCACTCTTTTACGGCGGCTTTTCGAGATTCGCTCAGTCCTGCAGCGCGGTACACCACCGCAAAAGGATAGAGACACGTCTGTTCAACGTGTCCCATTATGTCCTCTGTTTCCGATTGAACCACCGCGCCGGATATCGGATAGAGAGCCTTGCCGCTATCTTCTGACAGCGTTGCAAAAGCAATCTCGTCCCCTTCCAGCAAGCCGGGGTAAAGGTTCAACAGTTCCCGGAGTGCTTCGGTGATAGTCGCGCTTCCGTCCAGGTCATATATTACTTTTTCGTCTGCCATGATTCACCTCACACCCTGTTCTGTACGCCGTCCACCCAAGACCTGCCGTGGATGTCCTTGGCCTTTTCAAACCACATCGGGGCTGCATCTGGATTGGAATATTTCAGCGGCCTGTCTGTGACCACTTTCTTGGCGCCCTTTTTCGCCCAAGGGGAATTAGTCTCCGGGTCGACCATGACCTTGCCCATGTACTGGAATCGTCCGTAGGGAGCCGCCGCCGCTATGACAATGCCGGTTCCTGCGAGAGGGCGGCTTTGCAGTTGCGTGGTTGCCTGGAGCATTCCTGTGTCCATAGGCATATAAGGCAACATATCCGTCATAATCTGGTTATCGAGCCAATATTGGGCTTTGTCCAGATTGCCGTTTATGCGGCTCATGTCCACTTTGATATCCACCGAATCGGAGACGATGGAGAAACTTTCAAAATGTTCAATCGCCATGTAGTCACCTCATTTCGCCATGATTTCAAAATGCGGAATCACGCTATACATAGCCACAGAGGACAGGGCGAACACATAGTCGAACCGGGCGTTAGCGTAATTGTAGAACCCATCCAGATAGTCGTTATCATGGATGGGTTCTGTGTCTTCCCACTCACCAACCGCAAAGAAATCAAACTCGTTCCCACTGTTGAAAGTGAGCGTATTCAAATAGTCCTCTTCAGCTTTCCATGCTTTGGGGGACAGGTAGGTTTTTCCGCCTACTTTGACAACGCCGTCCTGCACCTCGTATTTGATATGCAGTCGGGCGTTATCTGCGGATTGCTCGCCATACTTGGCGATGATAGCGGCCTTGTCCATGTTGAGGTCAACACCACGCAAGACGGTAGTATAGAACACATCACCGCTTGCATCAGACGCACGGTTGAACAACGTAATCGTATCGTTATACATAAGGATAAGCCCCCATATACAACAGATTAACGCCGTTTGCGTCTTTCAGCCCGGAAAGGTAATTACGCACAATCCCGGAGAAAAGGGCTGTACGCGCTTTAAAATCGCTTACAGCGGCACTAACCGCCGTACTCGCTCCACTCGTGCTGTAAGTGATGCTTTCAGACCCAGAAGAAACAGATGCTACCACCGCAGGAGCCATGGTACCGTCTGCGCGGGAAACCATTGCCCCAGCCTTTTCTATGGTCGCTATCTGGTGCAAGGTGTTGATGATCTCAGCGGCGCAATATTTCAGCGCGGTCAAGGTATCTTCGTCCGTTGGCGTTGCGTGAATAAGCTTTTCAAACCCATCCACACCTGTGGTATGTTCCGCAAGTATTCGGTTGGCTTTGAAAGACAGATGGTCAAATTCAGTCCCGGAGATTTCTCCATAAAGGCTGTCATAAACCTCTTTTGTGATAAAGCTCATTCAATCACCCCTGTTGCGTGATAAATTCCTCGATGATATCCGCTTTCTTTGTCGCTGTGATGGTATAGCCCAGCTCCTCCGCAAGAGCCTTGATTTCTGCAATCGTCATACTTTCAAGGTCTTCTTGCGTATAGGAGACTGCGCGCTCTATGCTATACCCGCTTATTCCCCCACGGTCACGACGGCAATAGCGTCCAGATACTCGGCCCACAGGGTATGGCCCATAATGGCCCAGTTGATGCCGGTAGCGGTGGAGTAATCGCCCTCGACAGCAAAGCCCAGCATGGGGTGCAGGGGGTCAACGGTATAGCGCAGACCCATCTTGGCAAAGCCGGAGTTGGAGGGATCGACGTAGTAGTCCACGATGTTCTCCACGGGAGTAGCCATAATGGTGCCCTCGGGAATCTCGCTGGAAAGGATGAGAGTCTCCGCGCCCATGAACGCCTTGACATACTCAATGCCGAAAGCAGTCTGCATATCCAGACCGGCAGCACCGAGATACTTGTAAGCATCCAGAGTGTTGACCCAAACAACGACCTTGGAGCCGTCCAGACGGAGCTTCTTGAACTTGTCCTTGACGGAACCGATAGCCAGGGCAACGCCCATCTGGAAGTCAGTAGCGGTGGTCTTCAGTTCGCCAGTCAGAGCGAAGGTATAGAACTCATCCAGAATGGTACCGAGAAGCTCATTGCGGAATGCCTCATCGGTCTTCTCAATGGCGATTTCGGAGCCGTACTTGTCCACGTCCTCGATGGTGATAGCCTTGCCATGCTTGAGGATAGTGAGGTCTTTATAGGCGACCTCTTCAACGGTAGCCTTGGACAGGGGGATAGTCTCGCCCTCGCCAACGTTGCCGTCCTGCAGAGTGAGGTTAGCGCGATAGGACTTGAGGACGGTGCCGGGTTCCTTCTTAATGGGGCGGGTAACGCCCATGATTTCGGTCAGGGCGGTCCAGTTCTGCGCAAAGCGGGATACAAAGTCAAGGCGGCGAGCCTCAACGGAAAAATCGGTAGTCATAGTAAGATTGGTCTGTGCTGCCATAGTAATTACTCACCTTTCTGTTTAGAAATAAGATATTTTTCCCATTCCCTCATGCGTTCGGTGTTATCCTTAATCTTCACGATTTCGTTATAACTCTTCACGCCTCCGGGCTGGGAGGTAGAAGAAACAGACGTGGTAAAACGCGCCTGCTTATCTGCAAGAGCCTTGTCAACAAATGCGGATTCGTCACGGGCTTTGATAGTCGTCATGACATCGTCCAGACCCATGATTTTCCCATCTTTCAGTTTCAGCCCCTCACGGCGCACTTCTTCCATGATCGCGTTCTTGGCGGCGATAGAAGAAAACTCATACTCCCCCATAGCCGCTTTGAGAGCGTCATCAAAGTCCCGTGCATAGAGCTTGTCGGCATAGTCCCGCTCTGCTTCCTCTGCCCGCTTCTTGTAATCTGCAAGCTGGGCTTGGATTTTATCGGGTTCAATGCCCTCGAAGCTTTTCAAGGTCTCTTCTGCTGTGTCTGCGCGTGAAGACTGTGCATCTCGCTCCGCTTCCAGCTTCCCGATTTTCTTCTCATGCTCGGCGATGGTTTTGTAGTTCTCGCCCACTGCCTTGTTGAAGTCGGTCAGCTTCTCCGCGGGAATCTCGATGCCGATGTCCTTCAAGATTTCGATGATGTTTTTCACGTTTTATCCTCCTACATGATTTCTAGACCGCAATGTCGGCGGTTTGGATTTAGCCGGATAGACCCCCGGCGAGGTTGGAGCCGCGTGAAGGATTTGCACCCCCATTTCCGCACTGTGCCACGGCATATAAAAAGAGCTGAACCGTTTCCGTTTTGGAAATAGTTCAACTCTTGATGTGTGATTCGTTGTCGGTTTGAGGCTCACACCGCCCTTCCTTAAAGCTCCAGAACACAAAGCATACCGACACCCCATGTTCCTTCATCGCTTGACAAGACGTACTCTTATACCCCGCTGTCGTCACGCGGCTTTTTGCGCGCCGCAGCTCTCGCCGCCGCCGCTTGCTTCCTGTCCCATTGAGCGATGCTCACACGCTCCGCCCGCCGTTTCAGGTTGTTCTCCTCGCAAAACTCGTTATAGGCTTTGTTCTGCTTCGCCAATAGCTTTGCTTTCTGCTGATACAGGGCTTCAATCTCTGCTTTAGACGCTTCCGTCTGTGCATCGTCCAACGCCTCTTTGATTCCCATGGTTTCGCGCTTAGTCTTTCGGATGCGGCGTTCCAACAGCCTTTGTCTCTGTGACAGGTCGTAGGCTTTCTTATTCTCCTCGCTGTCTATCATGCCTTCGTATGGGTTTTCCATTCCTTCCAAGAACGGCCCAAAGCTATGGCGTTCGACAATTCACACCACAAAGACCTTCTATCGTTCCATAACCTGTCGCCTCAATAAAGTCCGGGTAAGAATTGTTCATGCCATCACCTCCTTTGTTTCGGTGCAAACGGGATACATTGCATTTGTCCTGTTTTTGTGGTATAATTTAATCAAGAAAACCCATCAAAAAGAGGTGATTATATGAAATTTGAAGCAATCGACAGGACGGGCCACCGATATGGAAGATTAGTGGTGGTCGAACGCGCAGAAAACGACAAGAATGGAAAAGCCATGTGGCTTTGCAAATGCGATTGTGGAAAAGAACTGGTTATTCCTGCAGTACGCCTTTCTGCTGGTAAAAGTTCCTGCGGATGTCTCGTCAACAACAAAGAATTAATCTACAGACGGACACACAGAAACAAACTTTACAACCAATGGGCCGGAATGATTTACAGATGCACTCACAAAAACGCCGCGCATTATGAGCGGTACGGTGGGCGCAACATATCCGTATGTGAAGAGTGGGCAACAGACTATGAGGCGTTTGCAAATTGGTCTTTAGAAAACGGATATGAAAAAGGTCTAGAGATTGACAGAATTGACAACAACAAAGGGTACTCACCTTCTAACTGTCGGTGGGTATCCCACATGGAAAACTCCAGAAACCGGAATGTGCGTTGCACCTCTTCGACTGGCGTGTCCGGTGTGTTTAAAAGGCCGGACAGCGGTAAATGGCGAGCAACAATAGGAGTTAATTACAAGAGAATCAATCTAGGAACCTTTGATACTTTCGAAGAAGCGGTAGCCGCAAGAAAAGAGGCCGAATTGAAATATTGGGGCAAGCATTAAGTGCTTGCCTTTTTCATTTTGTCCCAATTCACTTTAAATACCTTGCCTTGCCACGGCTCGTGCGTTGGTCTTGCTCCAAGATGTGCAGATGTTAAAACCAAATCAACACCCATTTCTCTCATTCTTTCTATTGTTATTTCTGCTGTAGCCTGCGCAATGCCTGTTCTCACCGCCCGGAGCGTTGCCGTCTCGATGGTGTCCGTGTGTCCGCTTGGATATGTCACGGTAACGCCGTCTTTGGCTATCGTCTCCACAGCTTCCTTGACGGCCTGTGACCACGATTCCGCCCCGGATGCTACCTTGTAATATGCCTTGTCACATTCGGCGATAAAAACCTCATGGGCGACGTTTGCCATTGTCCTGGTGAAGTTCTCAAACTCACCTAGCGTTGCGGCATAGCCACGTTCCAACAAAGCAATAAGGGCGGGCGACTGCTCTATTGGTAGAACAGGCAACCCCGCCGCTTTATATATTGCGTTGTCGTTGGTGATCGCTGTAACGCCCGCATCTTCAAACGCTTCCTTTATTTCCTTTGTCATAAGGGGCGTTTTCTGCGCCATCTCTTTCTGGATATCCTCCATGAGATAGCCAGCCTCTTGGAGCGTCTCCAACTGCCACTTGTCCACAGCGGTCAAATAGTAGTCGTCACCACGGTCCAGGCGTATCATTATGCGTTCGATAACCTTACGCATAATATCTTGATGGAGCAGCTCCGCGAGGTCTTCCGCGCCCTCTGCTATCTCAAGCAGATATTCCGGGGAAACCATTACTCTTCCTCACCGAAAAGCGTTTCTTTAGGCTTTGCCGATGCTTCAAGCGCCTTTGCGTCTTCTTCTGTGTACCCCTCAAATTTAACGAGATAGTACCAGAACGGAACGCGACCCGCGTTGACGTAGGACAACCACCGCGCCCTGTCTTCTTCGCGGTTATATGTGATATCACCGAAGTCGTAGACCACTTCCCACGCTCCAAGAGGGGCAAGGCCGTAAAGGTCTGCAAACTTATCCAGGGCATAGATGAGACCGTTTAGACAGTCTTCCAGA